TGGTATTATTTCTGTTCTTATTTTTTGAATATTTGCCCTAGGTTCAAATATATTAATTGAATTGGTAATTTCATCATGAAGTAAATCTTCATCAAAATCTGTATCTAAATCAAATAACAAATATTGAAGATCTGTACCGTACATTGGCATAAAAGGTTTTTCACCTTTTCCAGTAAGCAATATATTTTGAATAGATTGTTTAACAGCTGCAGCATCAGATATAACTTCAATATCAGTTCTTACATTTACACCACCTGGCCCGGATGCAGTTGTCGGCTTATTGATAAAACTTATATCCATATCTGTATATTTACTTGTACGCGCTGTAATTATCGATGTCGATAAATTCCCATCTTCAACTGCATAAACTCTACCCATATTTTCCTCTAAACTTTATTACTTATTTATATATCATTACCGTATAAAAGTGTTTCTTCTCGTTTTTCTTCTAGTATTTCTACAAGTTCTCCCGTAGATTGAACAAATCCATTATATTTTGTTTCTACTTGATTTTCTCCTATTGCATATTTCACATTCCATCCACTAGTAATCTCTGGTAAAATTAAACATACTTGAGCATGTAATCTTTCATTAGGATGAAATGTATCATAACATAAAATAGTTTTTTGTGGTCTAATACTACTAATTTGAGAAGTAGCAAAGTGTAATGCTAAATCCCAAGTCTTTTCTGGATCTGGGTTTCCTACTTCATTTAAAATTTCATATACTACTGCCTGTCCTTTATTTCTATAATAAAGTGTACTATCTAAATCATATTTTCTTGATTCATCTATAATTCTATAATAACCTTCTGCTACTCTTACTCTATGATAAGCAAAATCATCTAATTCAGCTATTCCACTTAATGCAACAGCATGCATATGATATTGTTTAGCAAGTTTTAATTTATCTTCAAAAAGTTGATTTGGCGTAATATGCTCTATTGTGTCTGCCCAACCTACTCCTCCAAGAAATTTTGCCATAGATATACCTGGCTGCAATTTAGTTTTAGCATTAATTTCTTCTTGAAATTCTGGATTATATTTTGGATTTGGTAAAAATTGTGACATTATAATCTAAACCTCTTCGCTGATTTCTTTCCTGATTGACCGATAGGTGTTGCCCCTCTTAAGATAACATCACTCGGTTTAACTATTCTACCTATTGCTGGAGGAGATGGGGATTGGAATTTTTTACTTACTTTTCCACTAGCTACTAATGCACCAATAAATTTTTTATTTTGAAAATTATCAGGATCTTTTAATAACGCCCGAGCTTCACTTGTCTTAGGATCATTTTTAGTAACATTACCATAAAATTCTTGTCTATTTCCTACTACATTATTTTTCATATGAGCTTCTTTATCTATTGAAACTCTTTGATACGCTCTTTCAGAATTATTTAGATAATCTAACATTATACTTGCATTAGGTTTAGTAATAGCTGGAGTACCATCACCACTTACCGTAAAGCTATGACTTGACCCAGGATCTGTATCAGTTCCTCCTACTACTGCGCTTGCAGCAGTTCCATCTAAATCTCCAGTAAACTTGCTTGCTGTTACACCTTTTTCAAATGTTGCACCTTGACCTGAAAATAAAACTCCATCTCCACCAAATGTTCCAGTTGCTCCAAATACTGACATATCATTTGCAGCAATGTTTATATTATCTGAACTCATTTGAATTTCTTCTTCTGAAGTGGTAGAAAGAATTCCTTTAGAATTTAGCTTAATAGTTCCTTCAACAATATGATGCATATTTCCTTTTACAATATTAAATTGATTTGCAAATACTTGTTTTGTTTCAGTTCCAACAATTGTTTCAAGTTTATTAGTTCCTATTTCAGTTTGAAATTGTTTACTAATTTTGGTACTTTGTGATCCATTAATCTTTTCAATTTTGTTACCAGCCACTTCAATATTATAATTACCACCGACTTTAACATCAAAATCCCCCGATACGTCTAAAGTTAAATTGCCATTATAAGATAATTGAGCATCTCCTTCAACTATTACCTTTTCATCTTGTAACGTTACTTTTACACAATTTCCAGTACTACTATAGATTACTGTACCATCTGCAAGCATCTCTACGCCAGAACCACTTCTGTGCTTATGTAAAACTCTTTCAGATCCAGGCGTATCATCTATTTCAGTTACATGACCAGATGGAGATTCTCTAACTTGATTTTTAGGATAAACAGATGAATTATATCGTGATTCTGGAATAGCTTCTCTTAAATTGACAAGAGCATCGCCTCCGCCAGTATAAACATGATTCGTTTCATTTCCAGTTGCAGCCTTATTTATGCCTGATACTCCAGAATATGCTCGTCGTGGATAAGCTCCAGTAGTATCTGCATATTCACTAGTATTAGTTTTTTTACTAGCTAATTCTGCTTTAGAGGTGGCAGAAATTACTTCGGAAGTATCATCATCAACTATTATTTTTTCTGCCATATTTTATCCTCTTCAGTATAGACATATCCACTATTTAATAAAATTTTACGATATTCATCTGATTGTTCTATAGTTGGTTTTCTATCATCTCTTAAATTATATAACGCATCATTTGCGATTGTTCTTTTTTGGTCATACCAATTATTATTTAAAATTACATCTCTTTCTACATTAATAAATTCTATATTTTTATTTTGCACTTTTGCTTCGCCACTAGTCCAATTATTTTTAGCTTGAGTTATTTCTGCTGTAGATGGTGGAAGTGGTAAACCTGTTACTATATCTTTATTGACATTTTCTTTTGAAAGAGATTCCATATCAATAACAATTTCTGATTTATATGTAGATGCAATTTCTGCAGGTAAACGATTAACCATTTCTTCATAAGTAAGAGCATTAGGAGATTCTATTTCTGCATTTCCATATACAGAAGAATAACCAAATTTATCTGATATATAACTTTCAACATCAAATCCAGGGCAACTAGACGCATTATGTACATCCGAATGTCCTACTATTCCTATTCCTGGCTTAAATTTTAATAATGTTTTACTTAATAAATCAAACGTAGACCATTGTTGTTGTGTTATAGATTTTGAAGTAGCATCAGTGCTGGTTTGTTGTTGAGTATCATATTGTACATTATAACCAGCAATAAATCCTATATGAATAGTTCTATCGGCCCAAGCCATTTCATTAATGCAACCTAATTCAATAGGTCGACCCCGTTGAAGAGTTCCATCTTTTAATATTACGTAGTGCCACATAATTCCAGCAGTTTGTTTATTAAGAGCTTCAGTATAAGCAGTTACTCCTAATTTAAATTTTTGTTGAGCTTTATGTATTTCATCTATCTCATATGCTGTTAAAAATTGATTAGCCCATGTCTTAGACCAATGAACCATAGCTGCAGTAATAGGTCTAGAAATATTAGAAATTTCTTTTTCTAATTCTTCAATAGTATCAACAATTGTATATACATGATCATCTTTTCCAAATGTACCTATATTACCACCAAGATTTGCAATATTTGTTGTTTGATTTATAGAAGTAAGAAGAATATTTTCAGATATAGTATTTGCATTTATATTTGTGTTAAAACTTCTTGAAATTGGATCAATTAAGTTAGGAAAATCAGTAGTTACTCCAGCTTGACTTTCTGCAAAATTACTAATGTTACTAACACCATTAGCTTTATTAACTATGGCTGGTAACACATTAGCATAACTCATCTCTCCAGTAATTTGTTTATTATTTTTATTAGCATCATTCACTAAATTTGTTAAAGACTCAATTAATGATTTTCCAGTTTTTTCATTTACTAATTCTAAAACACTAATATTATCAATAGCCCCATTGACTGCTGAAACCCCTTTAACAACTTGTTTTATTTGAGTACTAGTTGCACCCGTGATAGCTATATCACTTCCTTGATAAACTGAACTTAATCCTTTTGGGTTACCAGCAGCAACAACTAAAGCATTTATTCCACCAGCAGAAGTTTTTCCAGTAATAGAACCAATTGATGATCCTTCAGTTGAAGTTTGTAAAGCAACTGGCGCGGTTGAAGTTATAATAGCAGGAATATTTTGAGCTACTGCTTTTGCGTTTTCCATAAAAGGAGCTGCAACTGATCTAAAACCTGAAAGAACTTTATCCATTTCATTAAAAATAGAAGCTTCATTCGCAGCCAATTGTTCTTGAGCAGCATTCATATTTTTTATTAATGAATTTATATTAGCATTTGAATTATTTTGGTTTAACGTTCTATTAACAATATCTTTTTCAACTCTTTGTTCTGCTTCACCTTCTTCTGAATATTGGTATTGAACTAATATTTCCGGATAAGTTCTTTTTAAAACAATAGTATCGCCAAATATATCATAATCTTCTATTTGAGTATATGACTTATTACTAGCGTTAGTTTTAACTTCAATTTTATTAATAGCTATTATAGAATCTTTTATTTTTATTAGATACTGATCAGTAACTTTTATTGTTTTTGTTGCCATTACGTATTACCTACTGTTAATTGATCAAATAAAGATTTTGCTGCTTTTCTTCTTCTTGGAGAAGAGTGACTATAGTAATCTTTATATCCTTCTGGAACTTCATATTTCACTTCAACAAGTCTTGCAGCTTCTTCAGGAGTTTTACACCTTGATAATTTTCCTTTTAAACTCATTCTTTCTAATTCATGAGTTACCCACATTAATTGAGTATGAAGTTCAAGCCAACCTATACCTAATTTAGCTGCAAATCTTTGTAAGCCGGCTAATCTACTTTCTGGATGAACATAATCTCGTGGTTCTCCTTTATTAATAGGATTCCATTGTGCAATACCACGTGAAGCTTCTTTTGTTGGATTTTCAGCTCTTGGATTAATATCATTTGGAATTCCGGCATTACCAGATTCTACCCAAAAATTTCCAAGCAATCCGCATGCTTGCGCGGGTGTATACCCGCCACCCTGTTCACTTAAGAACCAATTAAAAGCTTTTTCAATATTAGAACTTCCCGTTAAAGTAAACTTAATAGCTTCTTTACTATATCTATCATCAGTTCTTACACCATCTGCATTACGTGTACCTTTAACTTGCTGATCAGTTAAACCACCATGAACATCATTCATATCTTCAGAAGCTTTTTCACTATTAACTAAATCTTGATGAAAATTTTCATTTGTAGGTATTGATCCTAATACTAATGGCAATTGACTATTTTTTCCATCAAGAAATATTCCAAACACAAGAGATTGTGGCTGTATTCCAATTCCATTATTACCAATACCAGATCCACCGCCTTCTGTTACTGGTACTACAACTTGAGCCCATGGTAAATCATCTGGTATCTTAAGAGATGGATCATCGTGAAGTCCAAATATTTTAACTTTAATTCTTGCAGTTTCAGATGGATCTGAAATGTTTGCTGCATTATCAGCAACTTTACCAATAAACCATCTTTGATTATCTCCATAGAATTGTCCCATTACATAGCTCCTGTTGGCATGTATTGAGTATCAAGTGTTGCTAATTTAGAACCATTAACAATTATACTATAAGATTCTTTATTCATTTGATGTCTAACTGATGTAATTAAATAATCACCTGATTTTTTTAAATCGACCATTCCATTAGTATTATCTACTAAATCTGGATCTGGTTTTGAAAAGATAACTTTTAATTTTTTCCCTACCATATGCGCACCATCTATTACACCACCTTGAATATGACCTAGATGTTTTCCATCAAATTTCCAATTTAGCGTATCTTTACCCATAAAAGCTCTAGTAGCTTCATTTGTAGCATCATTTACATATGTACTATAATTCGGTCTTTCATTATAAGCAGTATATCCATCATTCCATGGGACAGATGTCCCAATATTATATACTTTTCGAGATGTATATTCTTCTAATTTTTCGTCATCCATTGTCATATCTGGAGCAATTGGCACTCTTGATTGAGAACTTTTAAAAAGATTTTGTTCATGCATTTGAGCAAATAAATCAGATGATGCTTTAAATTCGAATACAAATTCTTTATTTCTCATAGTATCATAATATGAATGTGAACCGTTTAACATACCTTTTTCAATTATACTAGCAATATTATGATTATCTGTATATGAATAATCTTTAATTGAAAACGTTTGTGTACCAAAATCATAAAGATTTTTACTACTAGATGCATTAAAACCATATACAAATGGACTATTAGGATTAAGAGTATCGAAATTAAGCATATCTTCAAGATCTAAATATCTCATACTATCATCAGCAAATGAAGCAAATACAAAATGAGGCATACCAATTGTAGTAATAGCTTTTCTACTAATCCAAGCTATAGTTTGTAAAGGTGTTAAATTAGGAACTATTAATTTATAAATTTGTTCAAATTTTTCTTCATTATGAATTAAATCTGTATCTAAATATTCATTACAAACACGGTTAATGATTTGGAGTGGAGAACCTTCTAATAAGACATTTACATTTTTCATATATGATCTAAAACCAACTTCATCAATACAATTTAAAAGAACTAGTTCAGAATTTTCTCCTGCACGTATTCCTTTTTCTATTTTCATAACATGAAATCTTTTAGTGATACCTTTAGATCCACTATAAGACGATGGTTTTATATGTATATCTAGATATTCTCCACCTTGAATATCAAGGCTACTAAGAGTATCTTTAGTATCCGCAAAGGAAACTTGAGCTGTAGTATATGGTTTAGTTATATCTTCATAGATATTAAAATCAACTATAGCCGATTTTAAATCATGTGATAATTCTCTTCCGCTACCTAATCGATTAGTAGTTAATAATGCTTCTGCAAGTATAAAGGGATTTGCAACAACTGACATTAAGCTGCACTCACTGCTTTCACAAAAGATGTCTGCATTTGTAAGAGATATTCTTGTTTAATAACTCTAATAGCTCTTAAATTAGAATTTTGCTCTTGAACATCATCTAATAATGTTTTTTCAGTGAGTTGAGCTCCAGGTCCAACCATAGGATCAAAATCTTCTCTTTCTCCATTTGCATCTAAATAATATCGAGCTGCAAGATATTCTGGAGAAGCACCATATAATTGTGCGGTTGTAGTAACTGATGCTATTGTCGTTCTAGCAACTTCATCTTTTAAAAATTGAGTGTCAGTTTGTAATCTAACGGTAATTTGTCCAGTGTCAAGATTTCTATGAACTATAATTCCCTGTGCACCAGATGTTGCACCAACAACTAATTGACTTATAAGAAATGTTTTTGTAATGTCATTTCTAACTGTTAGGACATGTAATGGATATTCTCTTTTCATTTTTGATAATAAAGGTTGTCTATCAATAGGCCAACCTTGAGTTCTTATACCATCGTTCATTAAAAAGAATGTCCAATAATAATTAGGAGTACCATATATTCTTTCAGAAACATGATCAGGTCTTTCACCTTCTTGTATATAATCTTTTACATAAAAAGAAACATCATCTCTTATTTGATCTATAACGTCTGTGTATATAGACATATTTTGAATAATACTATTCTGTTCTTCATTCCCAAACTTATATAAAACTTTTTCGAATTGATTAAAATATG